ACAGCATTAGAGAAAGCAGGTGCGATATGAGCGGATTTGAGAGTTGCCATTATTGTGGCGGGTCAGGGACGCTGCATTCAATCAATGGGACAGGATCATGCAGTTGCTCCGTCTGTGGCGGAAGCGGTCAGGTGAGATCATGAAACGCATGTACGGCCACCTCCACCCCGCAACAATGGCCGCATGGGTGAAGGGCAGAGCGGCGAATGATAACGATAGGTATGAAAGGAAAGCGAAATGATTATCGGATTTGGAAAAACGGAAACTGACTTTGAAAACGCGCTTGAAGAAAAGCTGTTTGAGATAGTCGAGAAAGAATACGACTGCGAACACGATATGTTTTCAGACGGCTTTATTGAGCGAATGAAGAAAGCCGTTAATGGTTGGGCAAAAGAAAGCCAAGACAAAGCCGATGAATACAAAACGGCAGAAAACTACCCTTCAAGATATACGCAATTCTGGGCGTACACGCTCGGCGATTGTAACTATTGCGTCTTTGTCATCACCTTCCACCACATAAACCGCAGACACGGATTGTCGCCCGATGGATGGGCATTGATGCGAACGGAAAAGGCGTTTGCCGTATCCGTTCAAGACATTCGCAAAAAAGCAAGAAAGGCAGCCTAACCATGACCGAAGTTATAGAGCAGAGCAAAGAGATCGCAGTCGCAGGCGGCGATTTAACCGCCCTCATTCAAACCGCGCTGACAAGCAATGAAGTGACCCCCGAAAAGCTGCACAGCCTTTTGGACTTCCAAGAGCGGGTGATGGGTAAACAGGCCGAGGTGGCTTTTAATGAGGCCATGGCACGGTTGCAACCTCGCATCCCGCAAATCGAGAAAAAAGCAAAGGCGCACAACAACAAACATGCCAAGCTTGAGGATATCGACACAGCCATTCGCCCTCTCTACACGGCGGAAGGGTTTAGCATTTCCTACGACCAGCGCGTCAATGATGATAAGACAAAAACTTATATCGCCTACCTGTCGCACCAGATGGGACACAGAACAAAGGCCGAAATAACCCTGCCGGATGATACGGGCGGTTCAAAGAACGCTGTTCAGGCGGTTGCGTCCACTGTTTCTTATGCGCGGCGGTATTTGATTAAAATGCTGTTCAACATAATCGAGCGTGACGAAGACGATGACGGCAATGCGGCTGGCGGCGTAATCACCGAAGACCAAGCCGCCAAGCTGAAAGACCTGCTCAAAGAAACAGGCTCGAACGTCAAAGCCTTTCTTGACCTGTTCGGCGCCGCCAGCGTTGACGAGATTCCGGCAAAGGAATTTCGCAAGGCAAACGCCCTGCTCCTGGCGAAGCGCGAAACCTTGAAAGGCGGCAAAGATGATTAGGGAAGTTATCGAAACGAAGCGCGGCAAATTCGTCTGGTACGATATGGTGCAGCAGTCGCCTGAATGGGTTTTGAAAAGAGCGGGCAGGCCTTCCGCCTCAAAATTCCACACCCTCATAACGCCAGCCAACGGCCAGCCAGCGAAGGGCGACACGATGCGCTCTTACATGAAAACGCTGATCGCAGAATTGGTCATGCGAAAGCCCATTGAAAAGATCGGCTCTACCTACTGGCTGGAGCGCGGGAACGAACTGGAGCCACGGGCGCGGCAGGAATATGCCTTCTTGCGCGGAATTGAGGTGCAGCCGGCGGGCTTTTGGATGAACGAGTCCGAGCAATACGGCGCATCCCCTGACGGCCTTGTGGGCGAAGACGGGCTTGTCGAGTTTAAGACCGGCACGCCCGAAACAATTGTCGGCTACGCGCTGGAGCCGGAGAGCCTTGTAAAAGACCATTACCCGCAAATTCAGGGGCAACTGCTCTGCACCGGCAGGGATTGGGTGGACATCATGGCCTACGACCCCGAAATCAAGCCCGTGGTGCGCCGAGTGGAGCGCGACGAAGAATACCTTGCCAAACTGGAAACCGCACTGGCGGCCTTCCTAGAGCAAATGAACGCGGCTTGCGAAAGGCTTATCGCGGACGGGTATCTGGTTATCGAGCCAGAGCCGCAAGAGCAACCAACCGACTACCTGATGGCGGGGTGATATGGATCATAATTTACACAAACTATGCGAAGAATGCGGGCAAGTCTTTTTTATGAGAAAGCGCGATGGAATGAAGACATTCAGCGGAAGAAAATTTTGCTCTAAAAGCTGCGCAAACAATAATTCAGGCGAAAAAAGAAAGAGGCCTCTTATAGAAAGGTTTTGGAAAAATGTTTCTAAACCGGAAGGCGTTGGAGGTGGACAGTGCTGGGCATGGATAGGGCCGACTGACCAGAATGGGTATGGGAACATAGATTTAGATGGAGCAAAAAATGGCAGGATCAAAGTCCATCGTCTATCTTGGGAAATAAGTAAAGGCCCCATCCCAAAGGGTAAAGTTGTGATGCACATATGCGACAATCCCAACTGTGTCAATCCTGCACATTTGAGAATAGGAACTCAAAAGGACAATATCCGCGACAGGTCTAGCAAAGGAAGAATTAACCCAAACTCCTTTCTAAATCTTCGTCCGGGTAAGGCCGGTGTTGTAGGGGCTGGGCCACTTTCAAGAAGAGAAATAGGAGAATTAAATGCTTAATAATTGTAATTTTATTGGAAACCTTGGGGCTGATCCTGAAACAAGGGCAATGGCGAATGGTGATGAAGTCTGCAATCTGTCATTAGCGGTGACGGAAAAATGGAAAAATGCACAAGGCGAGCGCAAGGAAAAAACTGAATGGGTGCGCGTTGTGATTTTCAGCCAAGGTCTTGTGAAGGTCGCCAAGTCCTACCTGTCCAAAGGCTCCAAGGTCTATATCAGCGGAAAAATGCAAACCCGCAAATGGACGGATCAGAGCGGCAACGACAAATACAGCACTGAAATCGTTTTGCAGGGGTTTGATGCCAAGCTGGTAATGCTCGATGGCAAGCGCGACAGCCAGCCGGAGAGCAGGCAGGATGCTTCTGCGACATCGGGTGGCGGGTACGGTGACATGGACGATGAAATCCCCTTCGCTCCTCACCTGAAAGGCACGGCGTTTCTGGCATGAGCAATACCGATCCAAAATTCGCCGCATGGATACGCTCTTTAGGGGTGTGTATCGCGGGCGGCACATGGGGGGCTGCGTGTAACGGCGTTATCCAGTCCTGCCATGTGACCGCGGATACGCATCTGGGGAAGAACCAGAAGCACCCATATCGGCAGGTTCCTATGTGCGCGGTTCACCATGCTATTCAGCACAACATAGGCGAGCGCCGCTTCTATGACCGCATAGATGGTGTGGGGCGTGCGATTGATCTGGGCTGGGTTCTGACGGGCATTTATCTAAACAACGCGCCGGAACGCGATTTAGAAGCGCAGCGGTCTATAATCAGGTTCAGGGGGAAAATATGATCTGGTGGATTCTTGCAATTTTATTTTTCGTAGGTCTGATGCTCTTTGTAGTGTCTGCCCTGATTTTGAACTCGCACCTTGCACAATGGGATGAGGGATTGGATAGATGACATTTATTTGTGAGAAGGATAAGCACCCCTTGCTCTGGGAGATTGAATATAAATTATACAAAGAAAGCTGCCGGATGGAAATGCGCGATCCGATGCCTTATTGGATATGGAGAATAGAGCAATGACCCTAGAACAGATCAGAGCGGCTCGCATGTGGGTTGAGACAGAGCCAAACGCGCCAAAACATTTTACGAAGGCGGGAAACGAGTCGTGCCGCAAGACAATCCTGTTCTGTCTTTCCGCCTGTGAGAAAATAGCTGCGGTGGATGGGGAGGCTTTGGAAATGGCGATCAATAACTGCATAAAGGCAAAGCAAATTCACGACCTCAATCCTGATGATGTAGTAACAATGAAAGAAGCCGCCCGCCTCGTTGCGGACATTAAGAAAGCGAATGTGTGATGGAATATGTTTTGGTTTTTCTTTTAGGTATGTGTGCCACTCGTTTAATTCAACTTATTTCAGAAAGCGAAAGAAATGACCGCTAAGACAGAGATGCCGGAATTGAAACCATGCCCTTTTTGTGGAAGTGATGGCCTTATATATCACAGCAGAGACGGTGAGGTTGCATTTGTTCGCTGTGTGAAGTGGCTTGAAGGATGCATGGGCGCAAGCGTTACTTCAACTGAAGATGTTGATGCGATAAAGCAGTGGAACGCCCGTGCCACATCCCCCGATTTGGAGGGGCCGGATGCGGTATATGTGGATCATGACAGCATGTCTTACATTGACAGCAATGACCCGCACCTTGAAACGATTTTGGGAATAGGAAAATTTGTCAAATACACCCGCGCCGAATGCCCCGCGCCCGATTTGGAGCGCAACGTATTGCTAGATATTATTGAACGTGCGGCACACGCACAGAAATGGGGTTCTGTTATAGATCACGTTAAAAAACTTCGTGAACTCCTCTGCGCACAGGACAGTCAGCGCGGAAAGGAGGAGTGATGCTTGATCCTAACAATCTGCCCTGCCGAATCATGACATCCGAAGTTTTGGAACTGGCGCGCTTCGGATCATCAAAGCTGAGGCAAAAACAGAAACTGGGGGAATTTCCAAATCCCATAGATCGCGGCAAACAAAGCATTTATGACCGGGATCAGGTTTTGGCCGCTTTGGGATTGATCGAACCCGTGGAAGGAAGTGCACACCATGATCCTTTCAGGAAAGGACTTGAGAGACTTGGCAAAGCTGGAAAATGATTTGCCGGCATATTGCGAGGTGCGCCAGCGTAAAGGCTATGCGGTGGTGTATTTCGTCGTGCGCAAGCATATCCGGCCCAAGGGGTGGAAACCAACTTATGAAATCGGCCGGACAGACCGCCTAAGCAATGGCGAGATAATCAAAAGAGGCAGGGAATTGTATGAAGCGCTGAAAGAGGCGCGCAAGTCGGAATTGTGCGACTCCCCTTCCCGCGTTCCAAAAGGATCACTGGCATGGCTAATTGAGCGGTACAAGGAATCCGAGCACTATACAAACCTGAAACCGGCAACACAAAAAGGCTATCTGCATTATCTGGACACGATAAAAGAATGGTCGGCACTCTCTGGGCATCCCCATGTGCGCTTATTGACGCCGCCGACGATTTGGAAGTTTTTGAACCGCTGGAAGGACACGCCGCGCACGAGAAAGCACTATAAGGCGAATCTTTCCAAGCTGTATCAGGTAGCGATCGAGCAGGGCTGCGTGTCTTCAAACCCCATGCGGGAAATCAAGCTTCCGAAAGCCAAGAGCAAAAAGCAGCCGTTTAAGGTGTGGAAGCTGAAAGATATTGAATCCTTCGCAAATAAAGCTGATGAATTAGGCCTGTCCAACGTCGGAACGGCCGTAATCGTTGCATGGGAAGCATTCAGGCAAACCGATGTTTTTGATCTGCAAGAGCCGAGGGACTATAAAAACGGCTCATTCCGTTTCTTCACGTCAAAGACAGACCAGCTCATCACGATCAAGGCGTCCGCGCGCACGGTAGAGAGGCTTTCTAATCGACCGTCCGGCCAGCTTCTTTTGACCGTGAACGACCTGACAAAGATGAAGTGGACGAAGGATTCCTTCTACAACCAATATAAGAAGGTGCTGGAGCAATGCGGATTGAAGGGGCATGTTTTCCGCCGGATCAGGAATTCATCAGCTATCCATGCTCTCAAAGCTGACCTGACGGATGCCGAGTTCCAGCAGCGTTACGGATGGACGAAAAGCGACGTAAGGGCGATGCGCGATCTATACACTGATATAGACCAGGAGATCATCGACAAGGGGGCGGAGAAGATCGCCCGCTTGGAAAAAGTTCAACGGATCAAAAAATGAAAAGTTCAACGTTTTTTCAGGAAAATAGCTAAGTCATTGATTTAATGGTGCGGGTGGCCGGACTCGAACCGGCACGTCTGTTAAGACACCAGATTTTGAGTCGGGTGAATATTCAATTAAATCAATGCAAGTGTTGAAGTTTTCACGTTCCGTTCTCATACCGATTCCTGCGGGTTTCCGAGGAAAGTTCAACGGATTTTCGGACACAAAAAAAGACGGGGCCGAAGCCCCGTAATATTATTGGTAATAATCCTTACACCGCTGGCGCCGGTTCGATTCATACCGCCACATCCAGCGCTTTGTGGTGGGGGTATCCTCTGGGTGGGCGGTTCCCCTCTCCGTCCAATCGCAGGACGTATCAGCGATGATTCGCGGGCCGCATGATGCCAAACTCGCGCAGACCGCGATCAATAGCAGCATCGTCCATATTTCTTTCTTCATGGGTTATCTTCTCCTGATCTTTTTTTGCCTTCGCCGATACCTGTACTCCCGCCGCGGCCATGTCCCTGATGGCGCGGTTGTAGCCCTTCATGTCCCCGAGCCAATAAGAAAGGCCCGACATAAGGACAAGGAACGCGGCGACAAGCGCCCCGATTTTCAGTTTCATCATTCGTTTATCCCCCTCACGTCAGTGCCGTGCAGGACGGCCAGAATGGCAACGGCCGCGGCGGCCCCAGTCAAGCATTCCTTTGTCCAGTGCGGCCATTTCATACGGTGGCCAATCTCATAGCTGGACGGCCAGAGGACAGCGGTGATGATTGCGCCCGGTCCCGTCGGAAGGCCTATCAGGAAGCCCTTAACACCCATGTATAGGCGGCAATAGGCGGCGGTAGACGGATCGGCCTTTATGGTTTTGCCGTTCAGCCAGTCCACGAAAGGTTTCAGGGTTGAAGTGCGGTCGGGATTATAGCCACCCTGCCCCCAGTGAAGCGCGGGAGCCGTTGCAGATTGGATAAGGGCGTATGACCATGCGATAGCTAGGGCGCCTGTGATATAGCCATCCTGCATGAATCCGAACGGCAAAGCTAAAAAGGCTTCCGGCAGCCATGTGAAATTGATCTTTTTGCCGAAAATCTCGATTTCTTTATCAAGGATGTTTGAATATGGAAGCGATCCTCCGGCATATCCGGCACAGATGGCCATATAGATTATCAGCATCATGGTTTTTTCTCCTCAAAATGTACAAGGTCTTTGACTTTCCACTCCCCGCCCCACGTGATCGGAATTCCAAGATCGTTCCCGCAGGAATAGAAGGCTTTGGCAATTTCGTAATACGGTTCCGGCTCCCATGTGCCTTTGCCGCCGACAAGGGCCATAACATCGATCGCTTCCCCGTCCTGGTGCCGGGAGCGGTTTACCCAGCTCACCCCGCGGGCGATCATGGAACGCTGTTCTTCCTCTGTCCGAAACCCGTGATAAACAACAAAATCGACCTTCGTGCGCTTTATAGCGCAATGGGCTACGGCCTGAATCCGTGGGGAGGTCGGGGCGAGAGTGTTTAAGGAACGCTGACTGAACGCAAAGCCAGAATAAATGATGGCCGCACTTGCTGTCGCCAGTGTCGCCGCTCGCGCCGGCGTAACAAAAAGGCCCCGAAGGGCCTGCGCAATGGTTCTTATGAACGCCATTTTTCCCACTTTTCCCGGAACGCGCTTCCCCATCCAGCGACAACCCCATAGGCTTTTGGGATGAGAATGACGATTTGGGCGCCCAGATAAAGAAGCGTCAGGATCGCAACCCATTCGTTCAGCGTTATGCCGTATACCGTGACCATCGCGGCGGCCCCGCCTAATCTTGCCGTTTCTACCTTTGAATCAATATCCATGACTGAATCCCTATAGCTCATGCTCTATAACGTAAAATTACAATTCCATCTGTCCCTGCAACCGCCGCAAAATATCCAACGGCTCCGGCATGGCCACCCGATCCGGGTCCTAAAGCTGGCTGTGCTCCCGCACTAATCCCGTTTCCACCTGTTGCGTAGGTAACTGATGTTCCTGAAATAGAGCTTGGATATCCAGCGCCACCAAATCCCGTTCCTGTATCAGTCCCATTTTGCCCCACCCCGCCAGCCCCGCCACCACCCCCGCCCCATCCACCAGCATCTGTACCGCCTAAATTTCCAAGAGAAGTCAGACCTGCTATATTGGTACCCGGCAGGGCATTAGCACTCCGAGCCGCAAGATATGAAGCTCCGGCCCCAGAGCCTCCATCAGGCGCTGTTCCGCCTGTAGGATATGAGTTTGATCTAGCGCCTCCTAATGCTGTTACAAGGCTTCCTATTGTGGTGTCCCCACCGTTAGTGCCATTCGTACCGCCCGCGGGTACGGCTCCACCAGCGCCGATCGTGATTGAATGTGTTCCAGTGGGGATACCGAGATTACCGTACAAAAGCCGTCCAGCCCCACCGCCACCGGACCCAGCTCCGCCGCCCGTAGAGTTACTTGGGGCACCGCCGCCGCCAACAAGCAATACTTCGAATAGGCCGCCATTGATAACTGTAAGCGTGCCGCTTGAAGTAAAAGTATGAATTCGATATCCCCCTGATGTGGTTATCGTACCGCCCGTTGCAAGGGGCTTGTTCGTGACAAGCAGGCTGGGGAAATTATAATAAGACATTATCCTTCTTGTGCTACCCCCGTCACATCCCATTTTGTGTCGTTTGAGTTATAAATCATGGACAAATAGAGCCATTTGGATGCAACCGTCGTTGTTGGTAAAAGAACCCCTACCGCCCTGTAAATCGCATTATAGGAAAGTGTCCTTGGGGTTCCATTATCCTTTATACGAATGATTAGAGCCTGCCCATTTTGCGGTGATCCTGTTGGCGGCTGCAAGGTGGCGTTCGCAGCGAGGGCGGTTATTTCGTATAAATCATCGAGATTAACTGCCGGGGTTGGTGTGGCGCTGGAAGTTGTGGACGCCGCCCGTGGATTGATGCGCTTATTAGATAGAGTCTCATACCCAGAAGGAGTTATATAATCCGTTCCAGCGACAGCTGCGGAGACGAGGCCTGAACCGTTCGCTTTCAAGATTCCATTAACAGATCCCGCTCCGCCATAAGACGATCCAATGACGGAGGCATTCCACACGCCAGACGAAATGGTCCCTACCGTTGTAATTGTGCCCTGCCCTGTATAGGTCGAGGCAATGTCAATCGCCGGATTCCCCGATACGCCATTGCCGTTCGTCACAGTGATGCGATTTGCCGTTCCGGTAATTGTGCGGCCCGTAAAGGTGTCTGCGGCCGTTTGTGTCATCAAGCCGATGGTATTGTAGGCGGCCAGCGCCGTCAATGTCGCGTCGGAATTTTGCTTAGCGTTTAGCTGGGTTTGAATGGACGACGTAACCCCGCTTACATATCCTATTTCTGCTGAAGTTGTCGTTGCCGGGCTGATAAAACCGGAGGCGTCAGAAATCAAAGCGCGGCTTGCCGTTGTCGCTGCGAGCTTGCTCAGGGAAATCGCCGCCGAGGAATTAACATCAGCATTGACAATAGCCCCGGCGGCGATAGACGTTGCGAACGATCCGGTCCCCGAACCCGTCACATCTCCCGTCAATGTAATGGTCTGGTCCCCGGTGTTCGTGCCGGAAAGCGTAGCGTTTCCCGATACAGTCAAGGTCCGGTTGGAATCATTGACTACAACAGATAGAGTTCTGTTCGCGGTCAATGTTTCCCCGGAGGATATTGCAAGATTGTAATCGCCAGACTGATCGTCAATCCTTAAACCCGCATTGGAAAAATATGAGGCGCTTGTGAAGTAATTAGGCTGATATGAAGTTATGCCATTCGCATATATCTGGCCTCCGTCGTCTATTGTCACGTTTGAATTTTGTATGATCTTGCCGGTTGTGCCGTCATACCGAACAATGGCGTTGTCTGAGGAACTTGAAGGGCCTGTGACATCGCCCCCACCGCCGCCGCCAGAGGCGCTAATAACATAAGGGCTTCCTATGTTCCCGGCCCCGGAAATGCTAACATTCGACCCAGCTTGTATAAGCCCAAAAATATTGGATATCTTACTGTCGATCTGGGTCTGAATCGCGGAGGTTACGCCACCAAGATATTGGAATTCCGTGTTGGATACTGATCCATCCGCGATCTTGGTCGCCGCAATGGCAGCACTGGCGTTGATGTCGGCATTGACAATAACGCCGGCCGCGATGGAAGTTGCGTTGCCCGTGCTGGTCACGTCGCCGGTAAGGTTTGCGTTTGTTACAACGGTCGTGGCCGCGATCGTGCCCGATCCGCTCGTGGCGAGTGATGCGCCCGAGCCGACGACCATTGCGGCCGCGGTGTTCGTCCCGGAAGTAATATCATTAAAAGCCGATGATCCCCCGCCACCGGACCCATTGGAGGCCGCAGTAATGCGTCCCTTGGCGTCAACCGTAATGTTGGCGTTCGTAAAAGACCCGACGTTAGAATTGACTGTTGCCAGTGTCGCCCCGGCTGATCCCGGCCCGGAAGCCGAAACATCACCGGTAAGGTCTGTGATGTAGCTGCCGGAATCCTGCTTCCCGTCTATCTGTGTTTGAATTGAGGATGTTACGCCATCTAGGTATTGAAACTCAGTGTTGCTGACGGAGCCATTGGCGATCTTGGATGCATCCAGCCCGCTTATATTAAGGGTAATGGCTGGCGTGGTTGTCGGGTTGTTTACGGTTCCTGAAATGCCGTTGGCGGTGTTCACCGATACATTGGTTACCGTCCCTGAACCGCCACCAGAACCGGGCGCATTGGCTTCCGCGACAAGGCTCCATTTGTCATCGGTCTGGTTAAATAGGATATAGGCGGACTGATAGCTTTGATCGAGAACGTATGTCGGCGCACCGTCAATATCCTTTCCGTTCCCGTCAATGGTTATGTTGTAGGAATTTGCATCCCCCTTTGCGTCCTTGATGACCAAAATCTGGTTTACCGGGTCAGCCGGAAGGGTAACAGTCGTTGCCTCATCCGGTGATTTATTGATGAGAATGACAAAATCATCTGGAAAGACTTCTACATCGCCGGACGTAACAACCCTTTCATTCGGTTGCGTCGAAATTCCATTGATCGTGACATCGGTAAGAACGACATTGCTGATATTGCCGCCAGCAAAGAACACATCATAGTATTCCTGTCCGGCAATTACCGTGCCGCCTTCATATTCATCCGGCCGGTCAGGAATATGCGTGAGGCGTTTGAGCGCCTGATAGGTTACGTCGCCGCTCATTAATTGTTATCCCATGCAACGATGTCGAGGTCTGGATTGGTGGCCGCGCCGATAGCTACGTAAATAGAAGGGTAGTCATCAATCTTGTCGCCGTTTCCTACTTTAAATGTGTAGGCACCGTTCGCTGTAATAGAAGGAGACGATCCGTTGATAGGCGCGAGAGGAAGGAGCGTTATTCCACCATCCGGCGAGAGGTTGACGGTTACCGTTCCCGTCCCAAACGTCCCGTACACACCAAGGGTGAATAGGCAAGATTCGGAACCATTGCGGGGTTTGTGTACGTCAAAGACTTTGGCATTGGTATTTTGCGCCGAAAGCGCGGCGGTATATTTGGACATCTGTTTTCTCCAATAAAAAAGCCCCCGAAGGGGCTGGTTGGTTATTGCTGGTTGGCTAGTGATCGTGCGCCGGATATGGCCGAGGTCTGTGCGGGCCCTGATCTTATTAAAAGATCAAGAGCTTCATTTTTGGGCAGGCGTAAGACACTTTCTGGACGTTTAAGAGCTAGATTAATAAGTGCCTGATTAGAGTTTATGCCGGATTGAAAGGCTCTATTTGTCCCAATACCTCCCCCTGTAACCGCTAAAGCGGACAATGGATCAAGGGCAAATCCCGCAATGGCTCCCAGACCGGCACTTTTTTGGAACGTGTCTGACCCACCTTTTTTAGCAAGAAACTCCTTACCAATTCTTGCTAGGTCTACCAAATCATCCGCTCCAGTTTCCGTTTTGGATGCCTTGATATATTTGCTCGCCCCTACTCTGTTTAAAAGCTGAGTGGGATTAATGCTCCCGTCCGTAGATTTCTCTAATAGGGGCTCAATCGTTTTAAGGTTTCTCCATTGACGCCTTGCGTCTTTCAGAGCTTGGGTCTTTACTTCATCCAAACCGCCCACTATTCCATCATCGACAACTTGTGCGATGTCACCAAGAAACTCTCTAGCCCCACCACTTGCCCGAGGGATTTTCTTTATGAGTTCCGATCTAAAGGAAGCAAGCTTTTCTCCGCCTATTGTTCGGTTTGGGCCTATTTCAGCCGATAGCTTGTCTACGTTCTTTCTAACGATTTTTGCTAAATCTTCTGTTAGGACATAATCTGCCTCTGCGGCAATTTTATTAAGCTGGGCGATCATGTCATCGCTGACCTCGACCGTCTCACCACTCAATACAGCCTGGAATGTATTACCAATGCGCTTAGTCGAAGCGTTGATTACATCCGGCGTTAGCTCATCCGCGTCTGTCCCAATAGTTTTGGCGACCGCTTTTGTCCACGCAGCTTGTTGTGTTTTTTCAAACGCCTCAACACCATTAAAAGGCACTTCTTGTGAAATTTTCTGGACAGTGTTTCTTACGCGAGAAGGCGCAATTTGATCCGCCCGAAGCGGTATTCCTAAATCTTTGGCTCTTTGCGCTAGAGGCTTTATTGCTTCGTCGATTTTAGGAACAATGGCGTTTACAGCCCCAGAGGCTCCAGCACTAAACAAAGGAACGGCCCCACCGCCAACAGCGCCCAGAACAGCACCTCTGCCCATAGAGGCGGCGCGATCTTCGCCCACGCCCGAACCATATCCATATAGTCCACCGGATGCCGAACCAGCAAGCGCGCCTTTAGCAATACGCGCCAGGGTGTTGCCAGACCGAATGAAATTCCCAATAGCGGAGCCCGCTTTGGTAGTTGCTCCTGCGATTCCTGTTCCAAGACCACCTAATATATTCCCTGCTACTGCGGCTCCGGGCCTTTGTTCCCACTGTCTCTTATTGCGCTCTGCGGTCTTTGCTCTCGCTATCTCTAAAAGAGCATCATAAGGCTCGTCAGTAACTAAAAAAGCCCCCAACGCACCCAATCGGTCTGAAGCCTCATCAGCGAGGCCAAATGTAGCCCCCTGCATCGTTTGGTCAAAAATAGTTCGGCTAATGCCTTCTTTGACAGAGTCAGATGAGGCCAATGGTAGGCCCACTCCAGCCAGTTTGGCAAGTTCTTCGTTGCTCAAATCTTCATAATTTGGCTGATCCTGACTGTTTTTGGACGAAACACCCGCAATTTTCATCAATTCTTCATCGGTAAGGGCCGAAAAATCCTGATTGCCGTAAAAATGCGCTACGGCTTCGGGACCACCCTCCATTTCCACCATTGCAGGCATAACAGCCTCAAGATCAGCTTCCGTTAAGGCTTGATTTGCAGGCAATCCGGTACGGGAAGAGACAAAATCAATGTAATTCTGAGTGTCGTTTTCAGTCGGAGGCGCCCATGTGGAAAGAAGATTTTCGAGAGTCGGCTCATACCCTTCCCCATATTTTGAAAGCATGGCCGGGCTTTCCCCGGCAATCTTTAAAAGCAGGTCCTGCCGCATGGCATCCAAACCTTCTTGGGGGCTGCTGAAGGATTGAAACCCATCATTCTGTCCCACAGGCCGCAGATTACCAGGATTGTTGTACTGGACTGACAAGACCATTATTTAATCACCCCTCTTTGACGGAGAATTTCAAGGGCTTGTTCTTTCGTTGGCCTTGTCGCAGCTGATAGATTCTGACCTGTTTGACGCTGAAGAGATTTAATTTGTTCTACTTTATTTGTAATGAATGAACGCAGGACCGCATCCTTTTCGGACGGAGATGCATCAGGATCGCCCAACGTTTTCTTGAGGCTTTCGCCCTCTTTTTCGGTAAATTGCGCACCGAAGGTCTGCCTCAACAAAGGAAGGATCTCATTGTCAACCGTAGACAGATACTCTTTGCGCGCTACTGCCGATGCCGGAACATCAACTCCTGCTTGGCGCATTACAAAATCTCTTCCCTGACCCGCCAATGTATAGGTCGCTATCTTTCCAAGTTCACTAAGCCTTCCAACGACGCGTTCCAGATTAGGTAAATTTGCTTCAAGGCTCGACAAAGAAGCCTGCGCTGTACCTAACTCCGATCCTCTGGCTTTGGCGGCAGCGGCGGCCTCTTCAACCGCCGCTGTGACTTGTGGCTGTAAACCTAACTGCGTTTGCAATCTCCCTTGTTCGGCCGCAGCGGCTTGTGCACCCCTTACATCTGGACGATCTTGTGGCGCGAGAGTCTTCGTTGCTACCGGTGCAACCTGCCCGCCCATTCCCAAGACCCCATAGCCGCTCCCAAGATCGAGGACTTGCTGCGCCCGCTTTACACCCAAATATGATTTCTGCTGATCCTCAGGAAGCTTACTGAAATACTGATATTCCTGAATGGCTGCCGGAAGGTCGGGATTTAACCCAGTTTCCTGTGCGCGCTTATATTTAGCAAGAGCCATCAGGGCATCAGGAGAGCCAGTTGCGGCGCCTAAGCCGGTTAAAAGCTGTTCCGCCGTTAAATCCGGTTGTCCTGCCAGTTCCTGAAGAGCATCGCGCGTCCTCATGGTTTGGCGATAATCGCTGATCGCGCGGCCCGGTTTTGTTGCACCGACTAGCGCCTCAAGAAATCCCATTTCTGCCATTTTCAATATCCTTAAAACAAATCTACCAAACTGCCGAGAATTCCCTTGCTGGAAGAAGCTATTCCCGATGATGTAGATCCGCCGGATTGAGGAATCGCCCCTAAGAGGGTTCCATACATTTGCAGCGCATTAAACGGCGCCTGATTTGTGGCTGTATCAAGGCTGCGCTCAAACCCGCCGATTCCTAGAAGGTTGGAAATGTCCTGCTGCCTTAGATTGGCAAGCGGACCCAAAACATTATTCAAGGCGGTGTTATAGGCATTCTGCCGAAACTGCCCGATATTGTTCAGGCGGTTTTGCTCGACATCGGAAGTCCCCAGAAAGGACCGGTTCGACCCCATCTGCCCTGCCTGCGTTGCGTATTGGTTTATAAGGGAGTTTTGTCCCTGCGCTTCCCGGTTTATTCCTCCAATCACATAATCATCATATGGATTCAGGAACATATTCAAATCGCTGACGAGTGATTGTTGCGTCGGCGCAATCCCCTGTCTTATCTGCCCAAATGCGTTTTGTTCGTCCTGCGTAATGGGCATAGGCGTAAAAGCCGCCGAATTATCGTCAGAAAAAAGATTGCTCAGCTGCGAACCGTATTGCGTATAGGCCTGCTGTAGTTGCGGCGGAAGAAGGCCAAACCCAGATTGAGAGCTTTGTTTTTGCTCGCTTCCACCAAATAACTTATCAAAAAATCCCAATTTTCACCTACCATGTAATATCGAGGGCAACACGCCCCCATTTTGCCGTTCCACCGTCATCTAAGAGGGTGAAGTAATAAAAAACACCGGAATCCTCTGCGATATTGAAGTCGCCAATTCTGTCCGAAGCCGACACATCCAAAACCGAAGACGGTATCTTGCCGACCTTCCGCCCAGCCATGAACCTGCTATCCAGATTGCGGAAATCGTTAATGTCATTGGGCCTCTCGCGCGTGATAAACCTTAAAAGCTCAAACGCGTCGCCTTCTGTCTTCGGTGTGATCTGCGGATAGTCGTTCATCACATATCCGGGCCTTTCTGGACTTCTTCAAACCACGTCCCCATAGTGAAGTTCTGCCCCAGTTCATCGCCAGACCACGTATATTCGTAAAATCGTCCTGCAACAGGCTCTTCAATTTTCAATGTCTGCTGCGATACCGCATAATCCAGATTATAGGTTGGGGTGACGGACTGGGGGTATAGATACCCCTTGGTATTGAAATTTATGACACCGGCCTGTTTGCTATCGGGAAGGATACGAACGATATTTGTTGTCGGCTTTTCATACAAAATGCGGTTTGATGTCAGCTCGAAAGGCATTGGAGCACCATCAGCATCACTTCCATACTCATGCTGGTATAGCCTTCCCACATTGATGAGGCGCGGGTTGACTAGCCTGACATTTGGGTATTCTGCGGCCGTTCTGTCCAACGTATCGACCCACCATGCAAAGGTCAGGATATTGACCCTGACAACCCTGTTGGGCTCATTTGATGAGGCGTCGGGATAATGGAACCAGACCTCATTGAATTGCTTGTTGTACCAAGCGAAAATCTTCGATTTTTGGCCCCAGTTGAGATTGCCGAAGACATATTTCAGGCAGGTTGATTGCTCCTGTGTATTGGCCGGGATGATTTCGACCGTGCCGCCCCGGTAGAAGTAAAAATTCTCCTGCCCCATCCAAAACGCCATACCCTTGACAGAACAGCGCGCCATGGGGGCTATCAATCCGATCGATTCATCAAGGGATGTGATCTGCCAGACAAAGGGAAGACCTATATAGCGCATGATATAGGTCTTAAATTCCGTAAAAATAAGGTTATAGTCCTTCACCGGGCAATGTGAAATAAATCGCCCGGCGCCTTCGATATCATCGTCATACACCTGATTTGTCGAAGACGATAACCAGACGGTAATATTATTCTGATCTGACGCGAAAATCCTGTTCTCTATTCCTCCTGCCCCAAATGTCACGACGATATTGTTGGAAACGAAGGCATAATTTATCGCCACAGGCGCGTTCTCGACCAGTTGCGGCGCCGATTCAGTGCTGCCAAACCATTGATAGAGGCCACCTTGGTTGCCCGGCGTCATGATGATTGTGTTGCCGAAGCGATCGTCAAACCAAATTCGCGGATAATTTCGTGATGTCAGGCTTACGAGGGCTGTTCCATACAAGCCGACCCCATACAATCCCGCTCCATACCCCTGCGCATTTGTTTCATTCACCTGCCCTACAGGGATTTCCGTGTAATATTCAACCGACGAACCGCCGCCTGCTATAACGGCGCTTGTTGCCTCTCCCAACGTCATGAAATCAAAGCTGTCTGGCTGGACATTTCTTATAATAAATTGCTTATTGATTTCAACGGCCAAGATACCGCCAGTATCTTCCGCACCGTCAATTAAGACCCTGTCGCCATTTTTCCTGCCATGCGCTGCATGATCAAGAGTAAGAAGCCCTGATGTCCTGACAACCGCATTCCCTCCACCAGAAGCAGAAGATGTTGCCGTTTCTCCAGTATAGATTTTGTATTCCCCGATTCCTATTTCCCGGATCAGAAAATCGCCATTTAAAGCGCCGGAAGAAACACCTGCAAATCCTACAGCCCCGCTGATGCTTATTGTATCTCCGACCTCATAAAGATCTGTTTCCGGATCGTCTATCCAGACAAACATATCACCGGCATCCGCCCTTATGGGGTCTGTTGCGAGTGCGCCATAATGCGTAGATAAAGAATCTCCGGCGGAAACGGCCGTGTCTTGAATAGGTGTTATATTCGATAGGCGTGATCCGATAAGAGAATAAAGTTTCTCATTCGATCCCAGAATCGTATAATATTTTCCGTTAATAAAATCAGTATAAAGCGACCTGACAACGCCGGCTATCGTATCGCCATAGTCAAACAATATTGACAGCCACCCTCCAATTTTCTGGGGCTTTCCGTTGTAATCTCTGATTTTGTCCGAATAAACATAATGACTCGTGGATACGGGCGTCATATCTGTTGGGGGTTGTACACCGGGAGTAATATTGATAGGCCTTAAAGCGCTTTGAGCAGGCATTAGGCAGTTCGTCTCCAGATATAAACGGTGATATATGGTTGCATCCACGGCATAGGCGTGGCCGTTTCTTGGTTAGCGGCAATAGATGTGCTGTAATTTCCCGTACCGTCGGCAAGACAGTTCGCACCGCCCGTTCGGCCCACTTGACTCCACGCCTGTGAAGCGTGCTGGTGCGGCCCCACCTCGGCCGTGGTTTGGGTATGCTGATACTCGCCGCCCGTGTCTCCGGCCGTAAATGTTTCTTCATGAGCGTTGATGTCCGTCCCGGTCCCCGCACCAAGAATTACGCGCCCTTGTCCGAATGAGGCCCAAGTTCCATAGCCTAGAAGTGTTCCCGGGTTTGTCCCGTCATCGGCATTGAAATAGAGCGACCCGACAGGCAACTGCCCCGCCACATCGGCAACATTCGATATGGCTTTCATCGTTGAATCGATGATGTCCATATCCTGATTGAGCATGCCGCCCCACAGATCTTGATCTGTGGGATCGTTTACACCCGGCTTGATTAAGCCATAATTCGGCGTATTCGTAGCCATCTATAGCCTTACGACGCGCTAATGGCGACCAATGTGTCACACCGCAGCCAGTCGGCCCCGTTGCTAAAGGCAACGACAGGGTTGCCGGCGGCGCCGTTTGAAACATAAATCACGCCTGTTTTAAGCTTTGCGGCCGAAGGGGCCGTCGCCACGGTATATTCATGAAGCTGAACAGCCCCAAGACGGCGAATGCCACCAAGTGTAGGTGCGCCTGAACTCATTTAAATCTCCTATGTAAGAAGGGTTGAACTAAGAACCAAAGAGCCAGACGCGTTAGCCTTTTTAGTCATTGTCTGGAGTTCTTTGTATTCGTCTTGAGCAGCATTTCTGAAATACTGCTCCATCTTTTCATCCTGCCGGAACTCGGCGATTAGATTCGCGCAGGTCCATAAGGTGAGAAGCCTTGAAGCGTAAATTGTGAAGTCATTGGTGCTGCTGCTATCCACAAGGTCCGGATATTGCTTGAGATAGTGGCAGTTGATTTGATAGTTTCGGTCAGGCTTCGGATACAGGACATAGTCCGTCCCGACACGGGCATACATTCTTGGCAATCCAAATCCATTGAGGAGATAGATATTGTCGTATTGCAGCTGCGTCAGCTTCTTGAGCGGATAACGCATTGCGGAATATTCGATATTGAACCCGTCGTTTTCCGTGGATGGTACCAAAAAATCAGCCGGTAGCGGAATGACCGCATCCTGATCAACGGCTATGGATGCTGCATATCCTTCGTTGAACCAAAAACGCTTGTATTTCCAATACCTGATAGTGTCGTTAATGGCAGAGGCTACGTCCGGCTCGCTTACAGCCGTATGGTCGGGATCGAGGAGCCGCTTTGATACCGCCGTCTGTATCTGACCGAACGTAGCCATCTATTAACCTTTAGTTAGTAGGCTGGTCATAGACCACGCCAACATTAAAGGTAATGGTGCCTTCGGCCTCGGTGGCATTGACATCGTTTTCCACGGCCAGCCAACCATTGCCAGTTGTGACAAGGGTCATGCCTGCTGTTTCGTCAATGGTAAGCCAACCGCCCGTCTGCCCGGCAGTAGAGCCGGAGACAAATGCATCCACATCGTCTGTGCCTTGATCACTGTCTTGGTAGATAATCCCTAAATTCAGGAGAGAATCCGTACCATTATCAATGTCTGTCGTGTGTACAGACTTGTCGTTGATGACAAATCGCGCACCGGCATTGAAAGGAACAAGACCAATGAATGCGCCTGCCGCTGTGCCGGATGGAACGGTAACTGTTCCAGCGGCTTGGCGGAGTGCGCCTGACTTGTCGGCCTTGACGTTCAGGTAATCAGTGTAATTGTTCTGAAAACCAGTAGGTACTACTGTAGGTGTCGTCATTTAAGCCTCCTTATGAATGCGGTGCGGCATAGGTTGCGATCACGAACACACCGATGTCCTGAGAGTTGGAAGCCACGGTTTTCTTCAAGCCGTAGATCATCCGCCCCTCAAGGCCTTTGAAATATTCGTAGTCTTTGAGTTGATCGAAGTAGCGAAGGGCCGATTTTTCCGTCGGTTTTCCGAAGGGAGAGCCGTAGGTCAGGGCGTCCTTGCCAACAAGAACGGCGCGGCGCACCGTCGTAATGACGGCGGACGAGTCGGAGCGAACACCATAGGCCACACGCGGGGCGGAATAGATATTCACGCGGCCATACTGGCCCAGACATGGCATCGTCTGGAACATATCGCCTTCAAGCTGGTCGTATTTACCGGAGGTCGCGTAAGCCAGGGCCTGGTTGAACCACTGGATTTTACCCGACGTATCCTGCTTCAGATCGGTGAATTGCTCAGGAGACACATACAAATCGAATGTGTCATCCGCGAACATCTTGATCGGCTGGTCAGAGCGGTCGATAGATTCCAGCGCAAAGTCGATCAGATCCAGAGTCATCGTATTTGACGATCCAAGAGACTGATCGTTTGCCACGCCGCCGGCACGCAGAACGCGGTCAGACGTCGGTGCAGGAGGCACGTTATGCCCCGTAACAAAAAGACGGTTTCCGCCCGTATAGGTCGTGCCGTTGATTGTGAGGGAGGTTGGATAAGCGCCTGCCAATTGATAGAAGCAGGACGTATCTACGAGTTCCATATGACGCGACGGAATCAGTTTGCGGGTACGCTCGGGGAAATCCACAAGGGTGCGCTGCTGCTCGATCGTGTCATCGTTCGGGTTAAGAACGCCGATACGGGTTACGTTGATTGCCATGGAAAACGATCCAAGGTTCAGGGCTTCCTCGTTACCGTCAAGGGTTCCACCCTCGCCGATCGGCATGCCCGTAAGCTTGTTCGTATAGTCGTAGGTGATTTGGTCGCCGCGGCCGCGCTGTCCTTCGAACTCATCGGCATAGTGTACTGCGCCGCGAGAAAACAGGTGACCAAAGGCGGTGCGCTGACCGGGGTTGACCCAGTCTTCGGTTGCCCACAATTTGCGCGTAAGCGCGTTTGTGGACAGCATTTGTGTGCTGGCCATTGTATGGTTCCTTTGATGTTGAAAAGTTAAAGTTGCTGATCAACCGCCAAAGGTTTTTGTAAGGGCCTTGAGTCCCCTATCCGTGACGTGGACGAGTCGTAGTGCGGAGGGCTTGACGTTGCCGGACGGTGGATTTTACAGACATCCACAAACCTGCCGTTAAGGTGGCGAGCCTAAAAGAAGCCCTTATTCGATAGGCAAGGACTTCATAATTCTCATGCGTTCAGCCAAGGGAATCTTGGCGTATTCACTGGCTGGAAGGTCGGCAAGGGCGGCGGGCGTCATTTGGGCGCGTTCGCCTGCGCCTTTGGCGCCCGCGGTTCCAGCATTCCTGCGTTTGTTGGCCGCGATTTTATTAAGGTCGGGCTTCAATTCTTCCTGCACGGATTCTTCCTGCTTCGGGATCGACTTAAATCCCATGCGCTTGCCATCGAGATACATCTTCTCAATAGGGTTGTATCCCTTGGCTTTATGATTGGCCGCAATCTCCAGCAATTTCCGGCGCGTTGCTTCTAAAAGCTGGTCATGCCCGTAATCAGGGTTGTCAGCCTGTAATCCGCGGTAGATCGTTGCCTTATATTGCAGGGAAACGTCATCGAAATCTTCAGGGGCCGACTGTTTAAAGTCCTGCTCCATGGCAACAACAGCTCTTTCTGCCGCCTCATAGCGTTTTTCAAGCTTGATTTGCTCAAGCTCATAATCAGTTTGAGGAGCCTCAACTTCTTCTTGTTCTGGCTCTTGAGGCTTTTGCGCCTTCAGCTCAGCGATTTGCCGTTCCAGATCATCGGCCCGGCGCCTCTCAGCCTCTTTTTCCAGCCTCAAACGGCGATAGCCAGATGCATCGAGTTCCTCTTCCTTGGGCTTTTCTTCTGCCTCGGTGGGCTCTTCCTCTTCTTCCGGTTCTGCCGTTTCTTCTGCCTCGGCGGGTGCTTCCGCAGTATCCTCAACGACTTTTTCTTCTTCTTGAGTTAACGCCTCAAGTTCTTTTTTAATTTCTTCAGCTTCTTCTCGCAGTGCTTTTGTCATCTTGGCTCCTTATATCGTGACATTTGCTTGGGTATAATTTCCGGAACGAATGAGATCATTCTCAAGTCCTTTATTAGCGGCTTCTTCAAGAGTTCTGGCAGTTTCCGCCTGCCCTTTAACCTGACTGACCGCCATATCAGACAGCGTTTTTTCGGCGGAAGCGTTGTTCTTCCTGACTTCACTCTCAACCTTGGCCACCTGCGCATGCGTGAGTTGAGATTGAAGTTGTTCGATCTGCGCTTGTAACTGCTGGACAACCTGCATAGGCACCATGTCCTGCGGCTGGAGGATGCGGGATAGACGGTTTCTGACATCTCCATCCAGTCCGGGGAGAAGTTGGATCGCTTCCATGTGAAAGGCTTTGGCGGTGGCGGCATCGCCAATAGACAGGTACTTGTCCCCCATCGCTGCAATTCCGCTTGCCGTTTCCTGCCTGTCTTCCGGCGTTTCGGGCGCTTCCATGATGGAAACATCATATTCCGGCGCAAACATGTCTTCAGTCACTTGTAGAAAAACATCGGCTCCGTCTTCCCCGGTTACGCGGAGCAGCATGCCGTTATTGTTCTGCACCCAGACACGAATCAGATCGCCATTCAGGCGCGCATCCTCTTTCTGATAGAGGGTCACGGAATCGAAATAGCGGGCCATCTTGGAAATGACCTGACGGATGCGGCGCTTGTAAAGAATGCCGCTCTGATCTTCTCGCTCCATGTCACCCACGAAGGAAGGATCAACGCCCGCCGAAGCAATCCCCTGCTCGGACAAGGTGATGATGTTTTCCAGCCCAGTAGGAAGGGCGGGGCGGGTTTTCTCTTGGATGCGCTGTTGGACCAAGGCGCCGTCTTCCACGACAATTACGGCATCCGTACGGGCGACCTTGTTCTCGAATTCCTGCACATCCTCAACGGCGCCGCGTTCCAGCATCCAGCCGCCTTTGGAATTGGTCGCGATCGTGAACATCAATTCTGTCAGCGCTTTGTTGTAGTAGCGCTGCGGGTCCATCATGGAATTGACCATGCCGGTCCAGATTTTTTGCGACGGGTTAAAAACTCCCGTCTTGAACTTGATAGAGAATCCCTGCTGGCAGATGGATTTGAAGTGGTTAAAGACGTGATTGCCGGAATAGACGGCTGTGTAAAACACTTTTCTCGTAAAGCCGACGGGATTAATCAGGTCGCCGAATTCTTTGACCAGTATTCTTTTGGTCTTTTCATCGAAGACCAACTCTTCGGCCGTCGGGTCCATGCGGAACATGTCATAGGTCTGCGCATTTTCCGGACCGACTTCCCCGGTGTCCTGCGCGATAATCTCTAATCTGGCCCTGAAATACAGCGCGGCGTCTATATCATCCGTTTCGTAAATAGGATTTTTTGCCTTATAGAAAGTCTCATATTCAAACCATTGGTGGTTATAAACGCGCACCATGTTCTCTTCCTTGGAAACCCATTCCGCGGAATCGTCATAACGTATCTTGTCGTACAATCCGCCCCAGGGATTCCAGACATAGCCCCTTTCATCGGCGGCTACATTATCCACTGACTGAAAATCATCAGGTTCCGAACCTTGGAAAAGGTCTAAAGCATCCTGCAAGGGATAATCATCAAAGTAATAGGCCCAGCGTGCATCCAGAAGGTTCTTCGCCGTAGCGGTAGGGTCCCATCCCGTCCTTTTCGGATCGAGGCGAACCTTGATAATCTCGCCGTTCGGGTCGGTCGTGGAGTTTCCCACGATATAAGACAGGTCCGTTTCCGTGGCGCCGTAACCACAGATCATCATATCTGCGTCCTGATCCGTCTCAACCTGATCGGCGTTGGCGTTTTCCCTGTGGAAACTATAAAGCGCATTCATATTCTTGGAATATATCTGCTGCTCTTCTTTGGCGTTGAGACGGGCAATGTATTTGGCCTGCCGGCGGTTCTGCGCCATAAACCCGACAACAGCATCAACATTCGACTGGACCTTGTTAAAGTTCACCGTCGCGCGTTTCCGGCGCCCCGTAGAGTCGATGAACTGGATACGGTCCTCATAAGTCATCTGATCGCCGTTGTAGAACGCAAAACAGGCATCGGTATTGTCGTATTGCGGCGACAGGCTTCGCCTTGTGGATTCCCTCTGTTTGCGCAGTTTCTCGGTCAGGCCAAGATTAGCCATTAAAACTCCATCCAGCTTTGCGGTTCAGGTTTTGGCCGCATGGCCTTTTCCACCATGTTCATGGCCGGACGCGGGAATGACAGCATGAGGTCGGCCTCATAGACCCGGCTCTTGGCATCCATCAGGTCATCATGCCTTGCACGAGGGAATGTGTTCATTTCGTTAATAAATTCCTTAACAAGATCGAATTGCCGCCCTTCCCCATCCACGTACAAAAGCGTTTGCGGGAAATACCATCGGCCATTTTCCATGTCGGGTATCAATTTGCGAATGCGCTCTTCCTTCTGCATCGAGCCGCCAAGCTCAATCAGGGGAAAATGGTAAGCATCCATATTCTGTTTTTCGCGGATATAGTGGGTATCCGTCATCATACCGTATTTTTCGTAGCCGACTTTTGGCGGTTTCCCAGTCAGCCCGTTCCATTTGCGGTGCATCATAAAGAGCGTCTCAACACGCTCTGTCGGATTCAGCCTGTCTCTTATGCCATCCAGCCAATAGTAGTTATTATCCGGAGCCAGACCGATCACATCAAACACCGTCCAGTCGGACAATTTGCGTTTCTTCTTGTTGATTTCCTCGCCGCCCGCAGGATCGACAAGGATGCACAGATTCATGGTCTTTGGCTTGACGGCGCCGGGATTGTAATATTGTAGCCAGCCTTCCTTGAACTCGCCGCCGCCCACAGGGATAGGCTCCTGCATGTACTGCCCTGAAAAGTGATAGGTCCCGAGATCAACCTTAAGCTTGTCCAAAGCTTCCTTACCAAGGCGCGGGGTCAAATAACTCCCTTCGTCCATCTCCCATGACTTGCCGCGAAAATCTATTTGTATTCGTTTAGGCGCAAAGGCTGGTAGTTTCAGAAGCGTATAGCCGCCATCCTTCAGTAAATCTCCCGTCGGGTCGGCCTCATGAAGCCTTTGCATGATCATCACGAAGCGCCGATTTTTATAATCATTAAACCGGGAAAACAGGGTTGACCTGATCTCATTGATGGCATTAACCCGGATCGTATCGGAAACCGCTTCCTTCGGATTTATTGGATCGTCAATAATCAGTGTGTTGCAGCCGAAGCCCGTGATGGTTCCGCCGATCCCGGTTCCCTTGTATTGCCCGGCTTTGGTGGTTGTAAAATAGTCTTTTTTGTCCTGATCTTCGGAAATATTCGTTGCGAACAACTCCCGATACCAGTCCGAGCGTATGATTTGCCGCGCGCGCATGACATTGCGCTCTGCCAGCATATGGGCATAAGACGCCCCAATAAACTGGTGGTGAGGCTCTTTCCCCAATACCCATGCAGGGAATATCTGCGCCACCTGTACGGATTTTAACGTCCGCGGCGGCTCGTTAATGATCAGGTCCTGTATTTCGCCTGCATAAAGCGCTTCCAAATATTCACTGATCGCCCCGATATGCCAGTTATACTCAAACTCTACGCCCGGCTCCAAAACTCCAAAGGCCTTGCATGTGAATGTCTCCAGATTCTCCCTGCATATCGCTTGGAGAAGATCGGGAGTCATGCGCGCATCAGCCTCTCAGCGCAGCCGATTACAGTCTTTAGGGGTTGCCGCATTGTCCCGGTGTCTTCTTTTCTGTCCCAGGACATATGCCACTCCTCGGGCCCGGGAAAGGTGACCCGGAGCCCGCGATCTATGTGGGGCTTCAATACCTCCAAAAGAGCCGCTTCGGTCGTAATCTTTGCCGGCGGCTTTGTCATCAGGCGCGCATCGTACTGGGGCATTACAGGCGGGATTGACGGCTTGGGCAGCGCATCGGCCTGCTTGATGGCAATCTCCTGCCTTAGCTGTATATCCGTCTTGGCAAAGATGTCAGAGATGCCATAGCCCTGAGCAATTGCCCGGAGCTGGTGCAAAGATTTTCCCTCAAGCATCAGCCAAACATCATTACGCCGGTTCCGCGCACTTCACCATCCTGCACCATTTTTGGGGCAAACTTTGTCTTGGCCGCGCTTTCGGCCTGGCGCTTGATCACATGCATGGGGATGGACAGGTTGCAGGACTCGCTAATCCCGCGATAGGTAAAGATCACCGTATTGTCACCGGGGAACTTGATATCAAATCCCTCTTTATTGGCAAGCGGACCCAAAGCCTCAAGGACCTCTTCAGGCGTGTTTTTAAACACTGGCGCCGGGTTCTTTGGTTTAGGCTCTTCCCAGCCTTCCCGCGCTGGCTGCGTATTCATCTGCCGGGATGCAAGCTGTTCAACAATCACGCGGCGGATTGTTTCGTCCTTGGAGCGCGGATGCACTTTGATGTCCGCCTTCCCGGCAAATTCCAAAAGCTGGTCACGGTTCATTTTGCTCAATTCTTCGGGGCGGATCATGCGGCGCCTCCCATCGCATAGTTGTACATATCGTTGGCCATAGCCTCGATTGCCGTAAACTGAGGGGGCACGCTGGCCTTCTCATAAACCCTCACGGCACGGTCCAGCGCCCAGGCACGGGTTTGCTTTTCGTCATCCGACCGGATTTTGTGAATTTCCTCGTTCAGCAGTTCTATATGCTTTGAGAGATATTCAATCGCTTCTTCCTTGGTGCAATCCTCTTTCGGGACTGGGATCATTTTTTGGCTCCTTTGCTGTTAAGAAAACGCTGTATTAACTCTTTGTCCGACTGACTGACTTCCTGCGTTGTGCGAAAAGCCTCTCCTTCCGGATTGGCAATCTGTAGAGGCATGGCCTTGCCGATGAGCGACATGAACGCACTGGCATTCTTAGATTTTCCCTGCTCCACGAGATAATCCTTGCCCCCCAGATCATCGAGGGCGTCCAGGATCATTTTCTTGATGTCGCCGGATATACGATTCGGGGTCCCCTTTTTACGTCCGCCTGTTTTGGGGCTTCCTTTGGGTTTTCCAGGTCTTCCATTTGCCATATCTAGTACACAATCGTTATGTTATTTCTTGTTACTTTTGCCGGCTTTGCTCATGGCGATAGCAACGGCCTGTTTCTGGGGTTTTCCGGTGAACATTTCTGTCTTGATGTTTTGGGAAATCGTTTTATTGGACGATCCTTTTTTCAGCGGCATTCATGGCTCCTTTGGATGCAAAAACCCCCGCTCGAATGGCGGGGGTGAATTGAGAACGTGACCGCCTTAGCGGCCCGTTAGCCTGTTCTGCATCATGGCAGATTGGCAACAAAAAACCGGCGCGAACAATTCGGCCAGTTGGTGATGCGCTTAAGGCGCAAATCGAACGAATATCAAGATTATGACGAAAACCGCCTGACTCGTCAAATATTTTCTTGATCCCCCCATCCGGCCAGGACGCAATATTCATTCAGGCCGTAGCGCAGGAGCCGATTGGCCGTATCCCTTCCTATGCGCTCATCGGTCTTGATCTGATCTATACTATGCTCTTCCTGACAGACCCGACAACAAATCGTAAGTGCCATGGGGGAGTATTTCCAGAGAACCCCGCGCCATTCCGCATAGCGCTTGTTGATATCCATCGCCCACGCACTCAAATCCTCTGCTTTCATCCCCGATACCCTGCCATAGCCCATCGTGCGGTAGAATCCGGGGTTGTCGATCAGGTTCTTGGCCATGGCGATCTCAACCATCGCGTCCTGCATTGGCCCTGTCAGCGAGGCCATAAGCTCATACACGGCTTTTTTTTGGAAAAATACCGTTGTTTGGCGTTCCCCGCTCAATCGCCCCTGCACGGCAACAATCTCACCGGATTCCAATTTTGCCTTGATATATTCGATGTCGCTCATGCTACCCCCTGATATTTGTTTACGATTGCGTCTGCGAGTTCCGAGAGCATGGGCTTGTCCCCCACGCCTGTTTTCCGGCGGATATCCCCGATGACCTGAATCAGGAACATGGTTTCATCATCCACAATTTCGATGTAGCGGCTCCTGCCGTAAACCCTGCGAATTTTGCCGTTCGCTTCAAGGCCGGACACAATCCGGTGAATTCCGGACTTCGATTTCACCCCCAGATGGTCCAGCATATCCGCATAAGATGGGCTGTACCCATGCTGCTCGATGTAGGATTTGATGAACTTTAAACATTCTGCCTGTTTTGGTGTCATTTAAACCTCCTATACGTCCGCCCATTCAAAGCGGTTGATTGAACTGTTGAACCTGAAATTCTTAAGCCCCGGCTTCCCGATGATGTCGTGATAGCGGGATTTTGAGCAGACGATCTCCACGGCTGGGCTGCTATCGTCCGGCCTGTGAACGACAAGCCCCACGTCCGCCTTGTTTGCCCAATGGGCAGAATCCGAAATGCTGTAAAGGGTTGGACGTGGATACTTCCCGTCCGTCCCCCTGCTCAATTTCGTGGGGTGCGCCACAACCATCATGTGGACGTTGTAGGTTCTGGCAAACCCTTTGATCCTGCGAATTGCAGAGCCGACATACTCGGTCAGGGATTGGTTTCTATCGGTTTGATGCTCCAGCTCGTTCCACGGGTCTAAAACGATCACCTGTGCGCCGAATTGCTTTACGGCTACGGCGGATCGCTCAAGGAACCACCCCAAATCCAGCGTGTCCGAAAGCCTCTGTTCGTCGGACGGGTAGATGAAGCTGAAATGCTTGTCGATCCATTCGTTGGCTTCACCGTTGAGCAAATCACCATCGCCTGCATACCAGCGTTTCAGGTTGCGGAGGTGATCCTGCGTCGGGTGCTGCTCGAAGGATGAAAAGCAAACCTTGATGCCGTGTTTCTTCACTACCCGCGCCAAAAGGTCGTTTACGAACGTCGATTTCCCATGTGAAGGGATTCCGGTCACAACCGAAAAATCGCCCAAGCGAAGTTTGAAGTTTTCCTCGAACCCCGTAAAGCCCGTTTCAAAAACCTTGCTATCCGGCATGGGCGGCAGATCGGAAGCCTTGAATACTCCATCGACCTGAATCCATTGCTGGGTTGCGATGGACTTCCTCACGCCTTCAACCCCGTATTTTTTCAGTGCGTCGTTGAGGTCTTTGCAATCCTTGGGGTATTTTACCCATTTGCACATATCCCGCCCGATTTTGATGGACAGATCGTGCAAGAGGTTCGCCCCGTTCTTATCGCTGTCCACGGCCAGAATGACATAGGGGCAGTGTGCGCGGATCGTTGGTATGATGCCCCAAAGATAATCATACTTCGCGCCATCCCCTCCGCGCTCGTTCGGTGCGCCATCAGGAACGGATACAACGCGGCTGAATCCTGCCTGTATCGCCGCCCAAGCATCCGGCTCGCCTTCCGTGATTATCAGCGGCTCGTTTTCAAGCGTCTGATCGAAAATCACGTCCTGATTGTAAAAGCACTTCACGCCGTCAGGGTCTTGGTAGAAGCCCTTTTCTGCCAAGCGGCGGTATTTGTGATTTACTATTTCACCAGAACGAACGAACGGAATCTTTGCCCAGATTTCCCCGTTTTTCCGGTGTTCGGTTACGCCCATCCCAATAACCAGCTCTGGTTCCAATCCCCTGTTTTCCAGCCATTTTTCCAGCATCGTCGCTTCCTTCCTTGATTACGCCAGCCCACCCGCAGTGGTGGCAATTGAACAAAATTTCATCGTGTTTCACCGTGACCGAAAGGCATGGATCGCGCTTGTTCCTCCGGCCTTGTGAGCATTTCGGGCAGGGCTGTTTCCTGCGCTTCGGATCAATGCCCATGTTTCTTGCCTTGTCGGAAATCATAGCCAGTGAACCCCCGTTGATTGGGGCTTGGATTCCTGCACTTCGTCCTGCCAACGCCCCTCGCTCAACCACGTCGATGGATGAGGTACGAACTGCCAGTCTTCCGTGCCTTTTTTCTTAAGCCAGAGGAGATTCATGGCCCGCCAATTTGGAAGGATTTCTTCCAACGCTGCTCGGCTCCTCGCCTTGAGAAATGCTTTTTTTGCCGCGTCCTTGCCGACCTTCTTCGCCGCTATCGGCCAGAAGTCGTTTTCAAATTCGATCAATCGCGGAGATAAACCTTTAGGTTTATCTTTTTCTGTATCTGTTTCTGTATCTGTTTCTGTATCTGTGATTGCTTGAGCCTTGCTAGGGCTTGCTAGGGGTGGGACATAGCCTTTTCTGTACGACATTCCCGCCTGATCTATTGAAAATTCACGCTTTTTTGCGTTACAGGCCCGACACGCGGTGACCAAGTTATCTAGGCTATTATCCCCTCCCTTAATCTCTGGGATGATGTGGTCTAGCGTGAGATTTTTTTCACTAGTGCAATACACGCAAGCATAAGCATCCCTTGCTAGGACTTGCTTGCGTGTATTCTGATTAACCCATCTCCGCCGAGGCAATCCAAGGCTCTCCCTTTTTTCGCGGTGCCGCTCCTGCTGGTTGTAAGTGGCTGTGTATTGCCGCTTATCCCAGTTCATTAAGCGTCCATTCTCATCGCAAAAACCCTTGTTATGAAACAGGCGAAACGTTTCTTCTAACGCTTCATTGTCGATACGCAGGGCAAAAGCGATCTCATCTCTGGTCAGCTTCTCCAATTCGCCGCCGCTATGAAGGCAAAATAACATCACCAATCGGCGTTGCATGGCCTCCGGCATGGTCTGCACCTTCGGATCGGTTGCGAATTCGCTGTATAGCCTGAACCATTGATTAGCCATTATTCTGCCCCCAATTCCATTTCATCTGGAAACAAGGACCAACGAATAAGGCTTACCGCCCCTTCTTCGCGGTATGACAGTGCATAATCGTTGAAGCGAAATATCCCATCGTAAAATCGACCGGATGCAGCCGCAGTATATTGCTGCTCACCTGTGCCGAAACGATATACAACTATGACATCGGTATTAGGCGGCGGAAGCTGTTCGTTAAAGTTTATGAAATTCATCTCTATTCCTCCTTCAATCCATTAACTGCTATGGCCCACTGCAACAAAGACGGGCGAATGATCCCCGCCTGATAGAGCGCAGTAAGGCGTTGTTTCTTTTTTGGGGCAGTAGGGGCAGACAAAGCCGCCCTCACCCCGATGTGCCCGATTGTTTCGCGGATGTGTCTCATTGCTCCACCTTCCGCCAATGTTCGGCATGCTGGCTGTAGATACGCGCCTGCATGTCGTCTTTTTCTTTCAGGGATGCTTCTGCCAGATCGGCGTACTTTGCCGCGATCTGTGCCGCCGTTCCCCGTAGCTTCAATTCCCCGCAGCGCGAGGTGTAAATCGGCTTTCTGTGATTTGTTCTCATCTGCGGCATGTGGCGAACCTCCCCCAATCCGTTGTCCGCACTCTGACCTGATCGGCGCGGTAGTCTTTGATGATTTGATGAGCGTAGGCTTGCGAAACGCCCGCCGCTTCGTGTATGTGGCGCAGGGAGTGGCCTTTTGCCGCGAGGTGGCGGATCATACCGTCAAGAACATGATCGCCCTGTGCGGCCTTTAAAACGTCCGCAAACGCAAATCCGCGCAACGCACAATATCTCTCGATGTCCGCTCTTACAGACGGGGGGAGTTTTGCGAGGGTTTCGAGTTCTTGGATCATGCCGGAAACCCCTTTTTATCTGCTGGCGCGCGCCATTGTTCTTCACGCTCTAAGAATGAGCCGCCAACAACTGTTTTTTCCCATCCCCACTTTTTCAAGATCGCTTCCATTTGCGAAAACGGGCAAATCACAACTGGGGTGAGTCCATCGCGCCGTATGCCATCAACCATCTTTCTAAAAGATCCCCTGCCCTGCTGCTTAGCGATGATGGCGATGATGCGAACCTCTTTTCCGTTTTTTGACAGAACGCCATCATTCCAATGCCTTTTTGAGAACCATGGCTTTTCACCAACCTTTATTGGCGTGTATCCCTTGGCAATTTCATCCTGCGTCATAGCTTCGACCGGCCCGATAGCCAGACAGCGAGTCAAAGTTTTCAAGAATTGATCGTTCATCGCTTCGGCAACTCCTTAATCTTCACCGCGCAGCCCAAAGCCTTAAGCTGATTGCCCTTCGCAATCGCCTCTCTCATGGTTTTGGCGGTGTGAATTTCTGTTCTGCCGGATGGGTATGTGGCTTCGATGCGGATCATTGTGCACCTCGTGAAGCCAGTATGGCGTTCCCAATTATTTCCGGTATCTGCGGCACAACGGCATTGCCAAATGCCCCTATTGCGTCCAGTTCTTGGGGAAGCCCATTATCATTTCGATCAATGTCTTCGCCTGTGTAATTGAAAAATTCGCCCACTGCGGGAAGTAATTGAAGCGCACTTGCCCACCGCGGGTCACTGCGCGGCTTATAGATCGGCGCAAGTTGGTCTTTGATGTTCGTGTCCAGGCATACGCATCTGTCTTGTTCGGGGTTGGCAAAAATCCAGATGCGATCTCGGCCATGGGGGAGGCCAACGTGGGAAGCTGGTATGCAATGCCATTCCGAGTCATACCCGACCTGGGCCAAGGCCCCAAGAACCTCTGGTAGCCCTCTATGAAGCAAAGCTGCCACGTTCTCCAGCAGGAGTTTGGGGCGTCCCACCATGCTAGCGGCTCTAAGGATGTGCCAGAATAATCCAGAACGCTCTCCTTCCAGTCCGGCGCCCCCCCCAGCGTGTGAGATGTCCTGACAGGGAAAGCCCGCCGTAACCAAGTCCACGGGTTCTTTAAATCTGGCTGTTGTAATGTCATTGTATATCTCCGTTTCACCCCAGTTTTTACGCAATGTCGCGTGGCAAGACTTATCAATTTCGCAAAATGCTACTGTTTCAAATCCGCCCGTCCGTTCAAGGCCAAGCGAAAAACCACCGATGCCAGAAAAAAGGTCGAGGACTTTAAGTTTCTCGCTCATTATTCCCCCATCGCGTAAAGCAGCAGGGCAACGGCATCTGCCGCATTGTCATCCTGCACATTGAATCCTTTGCCCTTCACTGCGGCCATGACTTCGGGCTTCTTGGCCTTGCCAGAGCCGCAGATTGATTTTTTGATCGTCATGGGTGAAATCATGTGGCGCGGAATGTTCCGGCTCTCGGCGGCTCTGTTGGCTTCCCATGTCAGCCCCCAAAGCAATTCCGTGGTTGGTAGCCCGTTCTTGTAAAATCCGCGCTCGATATAGACATCATGCGGCTCGATCTCGGTCAGCAATTCGAGCAGCCAGCGATTGAACCGCCGCCCTCTAACTGCGTTGTCCGAAGAAAGGCCGGAAAAATCCCTTGTGCCAAACTGGATATCTTCCGGCGTGTTGCCGTATGCGAATCCGGTTCTTAAGGCTATATCGAGCGCGAGGATCATTAGATGTGCGCCCACCTATCGCGTCTGGCAATCCGGTTAACCATATCGGTAGAAACAGAAAAACGATCAGAGATGGATTTGCTTGAATATCCGGCCAATTTCAGATCTCTTATTTTTTTTACTTGAAGAGAAGTTAGCCTGGCATTTCCATTCCTCTCGCCTGCCCCGGTTACAGAGGTTCCGTGCTTTACACTATCCTGATAGTTTTCTCTGGTTGTGGCCCACCTAAGGTTAGTAAAATGATTGTTGTCTTTGCTTCCATCCCCGTGCGCGACCACATGGCGCGTCGATGGTTGCAAACCACAGAATGCCTCACATACTATCCTGTGGACATAAAAGCTTTTTCTGCTTTTTTTTGTTCCGCTGTATAAATAAACCAGATTGTAGCCGTCATGATTTTTGTGTTGTCGCAACACCCTTGAAGTTTTTTTATTACGAACGTTTCCGCAATCAGATACTTCGTATTTGGGATTGCCCGTTACTGTCTTCCACTGCATTTAATTCCCCTGATGGAGTTAGCCTCCTCGGATCAGCTGAATGCTTCTTCGCAAGGTTGGCGGTTGGTATGCCCGGCCCTTTGAGCGGAGGCCGGAAACCGCTTTCCCCTAGGAAAAGGAAACTTTCGCCGATCCTCGAAAGGACAGATCGGCGCCGTGATGCGCAGAGGTGCAAGGCCGCGCTACGGGATTATGTTTTTTGCTTGCAATTCGGTCAGCTTGTGGATAAGTCTGTTCGCAATTACAGGAATCCAGCTCACGCAAAGCGCGCCCGTTAAGGGTATTCAGCGCTAAAGGCGGCTTATTGCCTTGTGTTTGCTGGGCCGAAAAAAAAGAGGAATCGGGTTTGATTTCGGAAAACGACAAGCTGTCCGGCTTCATGTTCTTTACGCTCCTTCTCTATTTGATTGAGAAGGGGCAAATCGACCTGAAGGAGTATCAGGATTTTGCGCGGCGCTATCTTGAAGCCTCACGTCTGCCCGAACCATTGAAGCCAATAATTCGAGATGCGATTGATACTTTAGGCGAAAGTAAAACCCTGCAATAGCATCCCTGATTGTCTTAAAAGGCTTCATGGCGTTCCTGTAAAAATAAAGCCCCCGCGCGACTGGCATCGCTTGAGGGGTTATTGGGTGGTTGAAAAGAAACCGTTGTAAGTGACCTTTTCGGCACCAAATTCACGCAAGTAGGCTTCAAACAGCTTGCGCGAACCTTGCTTCTTTCCGTTCTCGACTTCGGAAAGGTAGCCCTTTGCAAAACCAAGGCGCTTGGACATTTCTTCCAAGGTCAACCCTTCCGCATTCCTAATTTCGATAGGTCTCATGTGGCGTAGGTTCTCATAATGAAAACCTAAAGGCAAGAGAAAAGTTCTCATTTTTTCCCTTTGTAATTTTTCGAGGGGGGCTAGGAGTCGGATATGCAAAACAACATCAGGTTTCACCGCAAAAAGGCGGGCCTAAGTCAGACCCAACTTGCGGGTGCGGCTGGCACGGTGAAAAGCAAGATTTCCACCCTCGAAAGCGGAAAGCAGGAGCTAACGCTGACATGGATGGAAAAGATATGCGATGCCCTTGCCAGTCACGGTTACAAAATTGAGCCTGCGGATTTGTTGCCGAATTCAGAAATAAAGAAGCTCGGCTATATCAACGTCATAGGCGAGGTGCAGGCTGGTATATGGAGCGAAGCCTCCCAATGGGATGAGGCCGACTGGCAGGTGGCTCTGTTCGACGTAAGCGAAGCTGAGAAGCTGGCTTACGGGCTTCGCGTTAAAGGCGATTCCATGGATGAGTTCTACCCCGAAGGCTCTATTGTCGTCGTCATGGACATCCATGATTATCCTATTCCGATCGACACTTTCGACCATGTGATCGTTCAGCGTTGCCGGGGCGGGGATATTTGCGAAACTACAATCAAGGAACTGGTTATTAAGGGGGACAAGGCCGAGTTATGGCCGCGGTCAAGAAACCCGAAATATAAAGACCCGATATGCCTGTTTTGGCCGTACGATAAGCGCCAGCAGCATGGGATTGAATCTGTCGAAATTAAAGGGGTGGTAATAGGCTCAATCAATAGAAGGAAGAGATTTTAAGGAAAAACATATGAAAAAACTTTTTATTTTGAGCGTGTTTGTATTGGCAGGGTGCTCGCAAACAGGGCTTTATTCCCCAGAACAGCAGGCGCGCGTCATGAGTGATGCATATCTATGCAAAGAAGCCACAGGCAGAATAGCCGAGGATATCCAAAAAGCAGAGATCGGGCGCAGAGAAATTGATTGCAAAAAGGTCATAGAAAACAAAGAAAAAGCCAAAGCTGCCGCCTCAAAAAAAGAGAAAAAAGCCCAAGAGGAGCGGTACGCGGACGCAAATAGACTTCATAGGCAAAAACCCAAAATCAGAAACATAAGCGACCAAGTATTAGCGGACTCGATCGACCAGTATTACATCGTGAGCGATAACGGCGGCTCTCATACCGAACGATGCGTTTATGCCGGCATGGTAAAGGCTGCGGCGGCACAGGCTAAAAGGCAGGACTATTACCGAGCATGGAACGATTTTGCGAAGCTGGACTGCTCGCTTGCAGAGTGGCTTGATTAACCGCCCCCAGAGAGGAGAGGATGAAGAATGGATGATAAAACCCATTATGTGCTTTTAGATATACTCTCTGCCCAACTGAAAATGCACGGGTCAATACAAGATTTGTTCTATCAGGTTTACAATCCAGAATTGCCTGGCCTTATAGATAAAAATGATCTTAAGAAAAACATAGATGAGACATTTAAGGATATCTCCAAAGCGATCGAGAGGCTGAAATGAGCGCCCCCGATACATGGAGGCTTAAACAAGCCGAGGATGATATTAAGTCCCTTAAAGAAAAACTTGAAATCTCCGGCGGCGGCGGTGATAATGGTGGCATGACGCTTTGGCAAACCAGCGTAGAGAACAGGCTCGGGCAACTCCATACGGACATTGTCGGCCTAAAAAACTTCCTGCTTATTGCTTATGGCGCGGGGTTCCTTGCCATGCTTGGCATTTTCGGCGCGGGGTTTGCTTCCCTGGATCATAAATTCGAGCGCGTAAATGAGCGCATGGATATCACCAATGCGACCTTATCAGATATTCAATCCGTTCTTTCACAGCAGGATAAGAAGTGAAGCCTACCGATCATCAACATGACATGGATCGTCGCCTTAAAAACATAGACGCACGATTCAAGCTTGTTATGTGCACATTTTTTGCTTCTTTTCTGTCCCTTGCTGCTTTGTTGGCAAAGGGCTTTGGCTGGCTGTAGGCCGCCATGAACCTCGTCCCCAAACAAACCCTCCCCGACGCGCAATATGTCGAGCTGCATCAAGAGCTGTCCGAATGGCTGCTCGATAATGGCTATTTCCCCGCCGCAGAGGGGCTTACAGAGGAAGAATGGGCCGATCTAAGGCACAGAGCCTCGGAAGTCGCCCACGGGCTTATACGGCTCTCCCTAAAGGCTTTGGGGAAGGATTTGAAAACCGCGATCGCGGATAAGTCGATCTACCCTGCCCTTGTCCATCCCCTGCCCATGCCGGATGTGAGCATCGACCTCGATTTTATCGTGAACGGGGAAAAGGTTAAATTTTGAATGGCGCGTGAAACGGGCCATGGGCGATACGGGGCTGGATAGGCAGAGGTGAGCGGGTTAGAATTTTTTGTCTATTCCCGCATCTTTCAGAACACCGTTTGCCGTATGGCGGGATTTAACGCCTTTATCAACAATCAAGTTCTTTTTTACGATTGGGCTATACCAAATCTCATGATCCCCCCTGCCCTGTCGGACAAAAGTGCATCTATGTTCTTGAAGGGTTTTAATTAATTCTCGATAGAATCCTTTAGACACACGCCGCCCCATACGGCACTACAAAAGAGCGCGGATCAAAGAGGAAGTTGTCACGGCTGATGTCTTCTTTGACGCCGTTCAATTCCAGCAATTCAGGCGCGACCTCCATAACTCGCTTCACGAGAGCCGACATCGTTGGGGCTTCGGTATTAAGGCCATAAATGTCATCGCTATGGGCTACAAACACCTCTGCTTCGCCGTCCCATTCAACAAAGACAGTATAGGTTTTTGGCTGGGCTAAAACGCGTTTTATCATGCTTAACATTCTCATATCCTGCCTAACAAGAGGTTAACAGAATCCGCCCGTCACGGGCAAATCAGGGGAAATATACTTTTTGGGTTGGGAGTAACATAGAGAGACATTTTGGCGTTTTCAAGGCCATTATGGGGTGATTTCCCCTGTCTGAAAAGCCCCCTATTTCGATGGTGTGGCAATTACCTTGCCGCTGTCCTGGCTTTCGGGGTGATGGGCAGCACAATAAGAAATCCCCGCTAAGGCTATTCCTAGCCCGATCCAGAACCCCAGCCAGCAAAGACCTTTCCCGATCCAATAAAGGTGTCCCATGTGATTGGGGCTATCTTTCCATTTTCCGTCTTCATCCATACCCCCTTATCCCGCGATTTTCCGCTGTTGTCAAAATAATTCTCTATTAGCGAATATTTTTCCTTGACTTGCTGTTCTCTATTAGCGAATATCAGATCAACAAAAGGAAACCGCCATGTCACAGACACAGAAACACACGACTCTATACGCGCATCGCCAATTTGTAACCGACAAGCAATCATTCTTTATCGACGAAAACGGAACTCGTTACGGCGAAACCCCGAACTTGGTAATTGACGCAGGTGATGAAAACCTAGCCGCCCTGATCGCCGCCGCGCCGGAACTGCTTGAGGCTTTGGAACGGGCAGATATACGCCTTGAAAGCATTTCTGACTATTTAGAAATGCACTGTAGCGGCGAAAACGCCATGGCAAAAAGGCAAATTCTTTATTCGATCCGCGAACAAATCACAGCCGCAATCGCCAAAGCCACAGGCGGTGCGCAATGAACATCCCTTTCTCCTACGAAGAACCAAGCAGCTATTTCGATCATTACCTGATCGCAAAAACGAGCGATGGGCTTGAAATAAAAATCGGCTTTAAGGGTTTTGAGGCTGAATACATCTACATATCCGAACATGAGATGGAGGTTGCCAGCGATGATTATAAGGGCCTCTACGTCAATTTCGGCCATGGGCTGGAAATGAAGATCATCCCTATCGCCAGCGTGATCCAGCAGGCCAATGCTCAAATTGATTTCATCGTTGCCGAAGTCGAAGCCGAGCAGCGCGACTGGGATCGGCATGTCGCCTCTTTTTCTCAAGCACAATTATAGGAAACCGAAATGATCACCAAGCTAACAAAACAACAAGAAGCAAAATTTCCCCTTTATGTCCGGAAATGGATTGATATTGGCCTTTGCACAAAACCTGCTGATCGTGAGAAAGCAGAAAAAGCCATCAAAGGTATGTATGGATTGGCGAAGCTACGGGAGCCTGTTGTTATATGGCTTCCCTGCCCCCTAAGCGCGGCCATGAGCGCATGTGCTTTCTCTTATTACATGAAGACACGGCACAATAAAAGTTCTGCGGTGGGTTCTGCGGTGGGTTCTGCGGTGGGTTCTGCGGTGAATTCTGCGGTGCGTTCTGCGGTGGATTCTGCGGTGCGTTCTGCGGTGCGTTCTGCGGTGAATTCTGCGGTGGGTTCTGCGGTGGGTTCTGCGGTGGGTTCTGCGGTGGGTTCTGCGGGATACTCTTATTTTGGGGGCTCCTTATGGGCTGGCTGGGGTGTTTGGGGATCATATTATGGCCCTGCTGCACTTGATTACTATTCCGAGGTTCTTGGTGTTTCGATTGACCTAAACCTCAATGAAATAACTAAAAGTTGCGGCTATTATTGGACGCTTGATGGCGTTTGTTTTGCCAGTGAACGACCGAATCTAATTAAGTTGGATGAACAAGGACGCCTCCATAGCGAAACTGGGCTTGCGATTTCCTATCCATCAGGATGGGGCCTGTATTACTGGCATGGGACACGTATCCCGCCAGAATGGCTTTCTGAAAAAGAAAAACTTACTCCACAGGTCGCATTGACGTGGGAAAATGTCGAGCAGCGCCGCTGTGCATGTGAAATTCTAGGCTGGGGTAATGTCCTCGAACACCCTTCCTTAAATCCAAAAATCATCGACAAAGACGAACCGCATATCGGTTCACTGATTGAGGTTGATTTACCAGATGCTCCCAAACAACGATTTATCAAATTCCAATGTGGGACTGGTAGATGGTTTGCAGAACCCGTTAACGACCCAAAGTACAATACCGCACTCAAAGCTAACGCTGGCGGGAATGGCTGGCGTGGCCTTGGTGACCCTGAGAGTTTTATTCCATTCATTCGTAGCTAAAAAAGGAGAAAATACGATGATTCACTTGACCGAAGACATGTTCAAATCTGGAAAGCCTGTCGCACAGGGAGAAGTCCTGATCTGGATGAAAAAATACGCACCGGAATCCGTAACAAAGGCTATTGCGGGACTAAAAAGCATGACCGCAATGAAGCTGGAAAATGGCCAGCTTATTCTGGGCCATTCAGAGACTGGACACCACCACGTTCTTGAGTCTGTTCGTCCTAGCGTTTCCATCAGCAAGGTTGCACAAGCCCTTATTGATCAGACCAACGATACGTTTGTGGAACTTAAGCTTTACGAAGACTGCAAGCTGGTACATCAACGTGGCCACGACACCCACGCAGGATTTGTTCTTCCTGCCGGTGAATATATCCGCGGTATACGTGAAGAGCAATCACCCGAAGGGTGGAGACGGGTTCAGGACTAAGGCCATGAAACCGATCATCACAACTGTTTGCGTAACTATGTTCATTGTGTCCGCTGTGTTGAATATCGGGCTGGTGAGCGGATACGTCCGCATCGCCAGTCCCGATCAACACAAGGAAATGGCTTATGCGGATTCTCAACGTGCGCTTATGTCTGCGCTTGTGGAGGACGTTCAATGATGACACTCGCCGAAGCCAATAACCGCGCTATGGACCGCCGTATAGGCACTTGCCGCGAAGCAATACGCAAGATCGACGAGGTCTTATCCATGTTCGACGTGCTCGGAGATGCCTCGCTGGCGCACCTGATAGCCGCAAAAATGCTCATCCAGAACCAAATCACCGTTTATGAGGCAGGACGATGCAACCTGCACTGAAAGAGGACTGGGAACCGGCCAACGACAACCAATCATTCATAGGATTGACGATGCAACAGATCGAAAACCTACCGATTTATTTTCACACGGACGATCAGCGGATTAACGCTTTTCTCCAAAAGAACAGGCTTCACCATGAATTGTTTGGCGGGCGGCAAATTGCCAAGCCACTTAACATCCGCATGGCGAAGGGCGGCAACGGACGCATACGCGGTTTCCTTCTTATATGCGCCGTTGTCGTTCTCTACCTTTATTTCGCACTGCAAGCGTGGGGGTGGATGTGATGGAGCAAGCTATCGGAAAGCCCAGTTGCAATGTGTGCGGCCAAGTCATGGCAGACAGATACTACCGTGCCTGCGAAACCTGCCGCGAAAAATGGCGCAAGGCCAAAAGCCGAACGCCGTTGCAAGCCAGAAACGCAGCGCAGGAAATCATCGAAGCCCTCCTGACCGCCCTTCCCTATGTGGAGGACGTACTTGATAACCCCGAACAGCTTAAATGCTTCAAGGCCGGGGCGGTGCAGCAGGACGTGAAGAAAATCAAAACAGCATTAGAGAAAGCAGGTGCGATATGAGCGGATTTGAGAGTTGCCATTATTGTGGCGGGTCAGGGACGCTGCATTCAATCAATGGGACAGGATCATGCAGTTGCTCCGTCTGTGGCGGAAGCGG